GATTGGAGGCCTTGTATTTGGGTTTATGATATATTTAAAGAAATATTTACACAAACAGGATATAAAATTTCTTCTACTTTTATTGAAGGCAGTATGTTTAAAAAGTTGTTGTTTTCTCTACCTAATTTTAAATATAATAATGCAGGAGATAGATATGATGCTAATTCTTTAGAGTCTTCTTTTAAAAATAGTGCTTTTATAAAAACATTTAATTATAGTGCTGCCAACACAGGAGGCGTACAAACACAAAATTATTTTGCAAATCTTAATAATACTTCTGCTAATTACGAATACACTTTAAACACTTCAAGTTTTAATGCAAGTACAGGAGCTTATACAATTCCTGAGTTTGGTTATTATAATATAAATTTATTAAGAATGGGATATATATATAAAAATCCTGTTTTTAATAACAGTCAAAGAATTACAATTACAAAATCTGTGTTACGAATTATAGTAAAGACTGTTGGGGAAAATCATTGGAGAATATTGGCTCAAACATCAACATCTCCTGAAGTAGAAATAAGAAGTAGTGACTCACGAACACACGAAGGGAGAGGTTATTTTGGTAATGAAATAAATGATGATGCTAGATATTTTTTAAACAAAGGAGATATAGTTAGAACACAACTACATGTTAAATTTAAAATTTTATTATTAGCAGGAGGTTCTTATGATGCTTCTTTTGATATAGAGCTTTATGGCTCTCAAGAAATAAATGTTTCTAGTCCTACAGATAATGTTCCTAATGGTAGATATGATATAAAACTACAACCTGAGTATACCGCTTATGGTCAAACGTATAATTTAAAAGATGTAATTAATAAAGAATACAAACAAATAGATTTTATTAAAGGCGTTGCTCACGCTTTTAACTTACAGTTTTCTACTGATGAAAGCTCTAAAATTGTTTACATAGAGCCTTTTAATAATTTTTACAGACCATTATCTGAAGCTATAGATTGGACATATAAAGTTGATAGAAGTAAAGATTATGTGGACACTTGGATAAAATCAAGTTTAAAAAGAGATTTAATTTTTAAGTATAAGTCTGATGATAAAGATGCAAAAGTAAAACAAAGGTCTATAGATTATTTTAAAGAAATTCAAGACGAATACCCATACTTTGAAACATTAGATGATACCTTTGAAAAAGGTAAGGCTGAATATGAAAACCCATTTTTTGCAGGTACTTTTAACGCAGGAGATGTAGATATATCTAATAATCCTAATCCACAGCCATATATAGCTTGTGTATGGCAAGAAGCGGAAGGAAATGTATACTTGTCTCCAAACAGCACTACAAGACCTGACAAGGGATATGATTTTCAACCAAGACTTTTATTTTGGAAAAAATATAGTCCTGATTTAACAAGTAATCCGTTAGCAATTTGTTTAAAATATGCAGTAGCACAAACTTGGGATTCTACATTTTCAGGAATATTTGCTGACCAAAATGCTACAGGTGTTATATCTCAAGTTTTTCCACAAGCTACATCTTACAATAGAGACGATAGCGGCTCACCTGTTTTATCTTATGCAAATGTATGGGTTAGAGATTATGATGACGCAAATAATACTTATGGTGCTTATAGCATAGGTAATGGTTTGTATCAAACTTATTATAAGCAAATGATAGAAATGGTAAAAGAAAATCCAAGAGTTAGAACTTTACAGGTAAATTTAAAAATTAAAGATATTATTAATTTAGATTTAAGAAAATTAATTTATATAGATGGTGATTATTGGAGAATAAATAAAATATCTGACTATGCTCCATTAACTAATAAAACTACAAAAGTAGAATTAGTTAAGTGGATTAGTTATGGTGGCTTTGCAAGTGACGAGCCAACACTAAATCAAAATGATGGTAAATGGAATAATTCAACAGGTGTAAATTTTAGAAATATATAATTATGGCAGAACAAAGAAATCAAATAAGCAATGGTGGTATAGCTAACATAAGTGGATTAGTAGTTTATATGACAGTAACAATAAGTGGTGAAGATTTTTTAATACCTATTGTAGCTGAAGATGATTATGGTAATGCTCATCAAGTATTAAGAAGAAGTGTAAATAACATAATAGAGGACGACGAATAATATGGCTGAAAAATTACCTATAGTAGAAGAAGCATTAAGAAGGGCAGGTGGTCTATATATAGAATATCTACAAGATGAATTAGATTTTCAAAAGCACGTTGCATCAGGTAATCTTAAAAATGGATTTTATGTAAGAGTTCACTATCCTAGTGGAGCTTTAAGAATGGACGTTATGAATAAGTATGAGTATATGAATATTGTAAATAACGGAGCTACAAGTGTTAATGTAACATATGCTGATTTAGATGCTTGGGCAAGTCAAAAAGTAGCAAGAGGTGAATTAAGCTTTAGCAGCAGAAGTAGGAAAAATTATTTTATAAATAAAGTAAAAGCAGAATTAGAGAACAAAGACGGTAAGGGAGGTTATTTAACAAAAGGGGGGGTAAAAGTTGCTCCAAGAAGATACTTTTTTATAGAAAATGCCTATCAAACTGCAAATGCTGAAGGAGTAAAAAAAGATATAGAAAATAGCGTATCTAAAGAAATAGAAGCTATATTAAATAAATATGGAAGTTTTAAAGCAATACAATTAACAATATAATAAAATGGCAGAAAAATTAGCTATAGAAGTACAAATAAAAAACATTAAACAAGTTTCTGACTTAAAAAAAGAATTAAAAGATTTAAGAAAGGAACAGCGTGATATAGAAAAAGCAACTAGAGAAGGCTCAAAAAGTCAACAAATTTCTAGTAAAAGATATAGTGAAAACTCAAAACTCATTGCTGAAAAATCAAAACAACTAAGAGGTCTTAATAAAAATTTAAAACAATCTGCAGCCGATACTAATAAAGTAGCTAAGTCTAGCAATGGTATGGCTAAGCAAATTATAAAAGGAGCTGCGGCTCTTGGTGTTATTGTAACTGCTTTTAGAACAGTCAGTAGAGTAGTTTCATCAGTTGTTACAACTTTTACTGAATTTGAGTTTGTAATGGCTAAAGTAAATGCTATTTCAGGAGCTACAGAGCAAGAGTTTACAGCGTTAAGCAATTCAGCGCAAGAGCTTGGTAGAACAACATTCTTTACCGCAGAACAAGTAGGCCAATTACAATTAAATTTTTCTAAGCTAGGTTTTAGCGCACAAGAAATATTAGAAGCGCAAGATGCAACTTTAGCACTAGCAACTGCTACAGGTAGTGATTTGGCTAGAAGTGCAACTGTTGCTGCTTCTGCTATTAGAGGTTTTGGATTAGATGCTAGTGAAACACAAAGGGTTGTTGATGTTATGGCTGTATCATTTTCTACCTCTGCGCTTGATATAGAAAAGTTCCAAACATCTATGACTAAAGTTGCTCCTATTGCAAAATCAGCAGGATTTTCTATAGAAGATACTACAGCTATAATGGCAAAATTATCTGATGCAGGTATTGAAGCTTCTATTGCAGGTACTTCTTTAAGAAATATTTTACTTAAAATGCAAGACCCAAATTCTGATTTGGTAAAATCATTTGGTAAAACAATACATTCGTTAGATGAGCTTATTCCTGCTATGAAACAATTTAGAGAAGAAGGGGGTAAAATGGCTGATGTGCTAGAAGTGGTAGATTTAAGACAGGCTGCTGCTTTTGAAATTATGTTGGCAGGTTCTAATATTTTATCAGAATACAGAAACAATTTAAAAGGTTCATCAGGAGAAGCTCAAAGAATGGCTAATATTGTTTCTGACACTTTACAAGGTTCATTTTTAAAATTTAAGTCTGCATTAGAAGGTGTTTCTATATCTATAATGGAAAATTTTGCTGAAGGATTAAAACAAGCAGGAATAAGACTAGCAAACTTTGGTAATTTTTTATCTAAAAATAGTGAATATATAGCTTTTGCTATTAGAGCAATAACTAAATTAATTAAAGTAGTAGGGCTATACAAATTAGGAGTTGTTGGTGCTACAGCAGCTATAACTGCTTATAATAGATTTTTAGTTTTAAAAAGATTTGCATCAATTAAAGCGGCTACTGCTACATTATCTTTAGCAGGCGCATTAACAACCTTAAAAGGAGCTTTTACAAGTTTAATGAGTCGTACAGGTATTGGCTTGTTGGTTGTTGTTTTAGGTGAACTAGCAAGTAGGTTTTTATTTGCTTCTGACGCTGCAAAAGATTTTTCATCTCAACAAGATAAATTAATGGAACAACAAGAAGATTTTTTAAAATTATCTTTAAAAGATTTAGCTCACACAAAAAAAGCTTCTGAAGAAAACATAAAAGCCTTAAAAAAAGGTATCAATATGAGAGAGCTTGAGGCTTGGGCAATTCAAGATAGTTTAGATAATAAAAAAATTACTGATGAATTTGAAAGAAAAGCTGCTAAAAATAGAATTAAAGATATAACTGATGAAATAGAAGTTTTAAATTTAAGAATAAAACAAGAAAAAGAATTACAAGACGAAAGAGATAATGCTGCTGCTGAGGAAGCAAGATTAAAAAATGATTTAATAAGTATAAAAGAAAAAGAGTTAGAATTGGCTAAAAAAATGCCAGGGACTACAAATTTAGAAATTGCTGCAAGAAATAGAAAAATTGATGCAATACAAGAAGAGATAGATAAATTGAATGAACTTGGCAGGGTTTATCGTGGTGTTGGGCCTGAATTTATGTCTGATGAAGATTATAATAAATCCGTTATAGAAAATCAAAAAAAATTAGAAGACCAACAAGTAGCGTTAAGTGAAGAATATTTTAAACTACAAGAAGAAAAAGGTAAACAACGTCTTGAAATGTTTCAAGAGTTTTCAGATAGTATTTTTACAATTATTGGAAACAACGCACAGAGAAGAGCTACTAGAGAGGCTAAAATATTAGAAGAAAGAAAAGAAGCAGGAGTTATAACTGAAGAACAATATGAAGCTCAGCTTTTACAAGTACAGAGAAAAGCTTTTGAGAGAAAGAAAAGATTAGATATTACTCAGGCTATAATGAATGGTGCTTTAGCTATGACAAAGGTAGCTGCAGAAACAGGAATTTTAGCTTTCGCTTTTTCACCTTTTATTGCGGCTATGACTGCCGCACAAGTTGCAGTAATTGCTTCACAAAAATTTGCTAAAGGTGGCTTAATAGAAAAGTTTGCTAATGGAGGTATGGTAGTTGGCAAGTCACACGCACAGGGTGGAGAAAAGTTTGCTGTAGGTGGTAGAGTAGCAGAGCTTGAAGGAGGAGAAGCTGTTATAAATAAGCGTAGTACAGCTATGTTTAAAGGGCAGCTATCAGCTATGAACGCAGCAGGTGGTGGTGTTAAATTTGCAGATGGTGGCTTGATGAATATGCCTTCTTTTGCTAGCTCACAATTTAATGCAATAGGTCAACAAAATATGATGGGCGCAATGAATACAAGTAGCAGGGTAGTAGTGGTTGAGGCTGATATAACAAACAGCCAAAATACTGTAGGTTTAATAGAGGCGGAAGCCACATTTTAAAATATAAACATATGATTGTTAGTAAAAAAGTAAAGCAAGATAGATTAGATACCTGTAAAAAGTGCGATTTTTATAGAA